ATTAAACTGTTGATTGCCGCTGGCTATATAGAAGATAAAAACCCCATCGATTGATGGGGTTTCTGGTTTATGCAAACGGGTCGTCTATTTCCCAGTCAGCGGGGTTACCGCTTTTATTGGGTGAACCGTCACCGCCGCTACGTTCACCGGACTTATCAAGCCCATTGACTTGGTCAGCAACTACATCCCAGATGACGCGTTTAACGCCATCCTTTTCGTATTCACGTGACTCGATACGGCCTGAAACGCTTACTCGCTGGCCCTTGGTTAGGTACTGACCACAATAGTCAGCGGACTTTCCCCATACCTTGATGTTGAAGAAGTCAGATGGGGCATCTTTACCAATACGATTAACCGCAATACCAAACTCAGCCACCTGTGTGTTTGCCGCACCAACTGCTTTGACTTGCGGGTCTTTCGTCAAACGTCCAACTAAACAGATTCTATTCACTTGACACTCAATCTAGCAGACAGGTCTGCGATAACAAACTCGGCAAACTCAATAACAAACTTAGCAGGTAACTTTACCGAGTTGCTTTGATAAGCAGTTGTAAGGGATATGTATGCATCCATTGGACTCAAGTCCTTGACACTGCTTTGTGTTTCCGCATTGTGGATATCGTAGCGAATTCCACTTGGTGTAGAGCGCATAGAAACCTCAAGGTCGCTATGTGTGTTAGCGCGTAGTAAAACCATTACTGTCCCCCTATGTCATGATTGACAACAAAGTGTACATTATAACTTTAGAATGTGCAAGAACTTCTTCTTGCGTTATGAGAACTAACACAATGGATTCAAGGATGTAATCAATATCTACTTTTACCCTGATAATCAATTATTCCAATTTGCCTCATTAATTGCTTCACCATCAATCGTATACATCGTCACTTTATCTGCGTTGACAAAATACGGAATAGAAGGCTTTGCTGAAGATGTTACTGCCTTCACATACATAAACGGTTGCCCTAGGTAGGTTATTTGTACTAAGCATACAAGTTTGTCACCTTCACGTGAGTGATATACGGCCAACGTTCCAGCCTCGTAAAACTTTGGTGCATTAATTACCTTGCTGGTAATCCATCCCATTACAAACGCAATACATCCAGTCATTACAATAATCAGTGTCATATCAAGCCTCCTACGGGGCAATCATATCAGTTAGTGTCAATATTGACACTACTATTGTTCCTGTGACTATAGTCCATTTGATTATAGTTAATTGGGGTCTCATATTTGATAGGGTGGGGGTACTAAATATGAGACCCCCGTGGCTACCAAATACGAGACCCCGGGGTAGGAGATTTGAATGAGTAGGTCAATGCGTCCTATTGCCAATCTGGCAGTAAAACTATCCATTGATAATGAAGGTGTACAGGAGGTAGGCGAGAATCGTGGTGGGCCTGTAGAGGCCTATCAGGCTAGTTGTATTCCACCATTACCGGCGGGTTCTCCATGGTGTGCGGCTGTTATTCGGTTCCGGCTTAAACAAGCCGCTACACAACTAGGGCTAACTTACGATGCCACATTTCCACGTACAGGATGGACTCCTGATTACTCACGATGGGCTAAAGGCAATGGTAAGTGGATATCTGTCAATCGGTTAAAAGCCATCAAGAATGGCAAGATTGAAGATGTAGTATTGCCGGGTGATTTGACGTGTTTTTATATGTCACGTCTTGGGCGTATAGCGCACATAGGAATGGTTGTCCAAGTGCATTCATGGGGGGTTGAAACCATTGAGGGTAACACTAGTCCTGAACCTAGCGATGAAGGTAGCGTTGAACGTGACGGCGACGGTTACTATCTCAAAATGCGAACATGGGATGAACTAGGTAAATTTGGCGGCATTGTCCAAATAGACTTCTAAAGAAAAACCCCCGGTGATTCGGGGGTTTGTTTTTAACTTGGACGTTCACCACGTGGGTGATATTCATCGTCCAACTCATCGTATGTTGCACGAGGCTCTTCAATCATTGAACATGATGCAAATGCGTAATAGCCTAGCAGGGAGTTCTGGTTATCTCTACATTCACCATCAGGGTAGATGATGTCTGCACGTTGAGTGAATAGTGCAAGAACCTTTGCTGTCTCAGGGGTAACGATATAAAAGACATCTGGTTTTTCCGTAACATCTTTAAGTTCAAGCACGTACCCTAGTGACTCAAAGACAATGTAGTTGTTGTCTAGTTCTTTTCTTTTACCATAACCCCAATCAAGGATAACAACAGGCTCACTAAGCAGATTGATTATTCTTGATTGATAGGTAATTTCTTGATGTGGTGTTCCCATAAGTACTCCTAAAATCGGAAGGGGGCATGGATAAAAGCGCGAAACTCCATGCCCCACTTGGCACGTTGCATAGTGGCACTACCGGATGCAACGTACGCAATAGTGTATACTCTACTGTAAACATTTGCAAGGTGGAAAAACATGGCGTGTATAGTTGAGATAACAACGTGGTTACGCGGCAATTCTAAAGATGACAAGAGTGCGTCTGTATTACAGAAGAAGAAAATCCGCGTTGAAGGCAATCCTGAGAATCAAGGAAATGTAACTAGGCAGGTAAAGTTGGCGGCTAATATATGTGGCCTTAACACACGGAATAAGGTTGAGGATGGTGTGTATTATCTATACACAGCAAAGTCAAAGGCAACCTTCGTAAGTTATAGACTAGTTGAAGGAGATGAGGCTGTGCGTGATGAAGGTTTCTATGCACACGAATGGCGTGATGGTGTTAGGGGATATAGGAATAACAAGTAAATGATTTATCGGTTTTATGTTAGTGACGATGTTGACAGTGAATGGGAGATGCCACAGCGTGCAACCACATTGTCTGCTGGTTTTGATTTGCGCGCATACATTGTAGATGCCGACTTTGTTGATATTGCTCCCGGTAAAACGGTAGTCATTCGTACAGGCGTAAGTATTGCAATGCCCGCTACATCGTTTGGCATGATTGTGTCTCGTAGTGGACTTGCTATCCGTGAGGGATTGATTGTCCTTAATGCACCCGGCATTATTGATGCTGATTACAATCATGAAATGTGCGTTATCTTGCACAATACATCTAGTGCGACAAGGCGCATCTTGCATAAAGACCGCATTGCGCAGATTATCTTTATGGCAAATGATGCACCGCTAGACGAGAGTATTCGTTCAGCACGAACATCTGGTTTTGGCTCTACAGGCAAACAGTAAGGGATGTAGATGTATCAGATATTCAGCGGCGACTGCTTAGAGTCGATGCGCCAATTGCCTGATAACTCGATTGATGCCATAGTGACTGACCCTCCCTATGGCATTAATTTTATGGGCAAAAAATGGGACTACGATGTTCCCTCTACAGAGATATGGGAGGAATGCCTTCGTGTCTTAAAACCCGGTGGACATCTATTAGCCTTTGCTGGTACACGCACCCAACATCGCATGGCAATTCGTATTGAGGATGCAGGGTTTGAAATCCGAGACATGATTGCGTGGGTTTATGGCAGTGGCTTTCCTAAGTCTATGGATATAAGTAAGGCTATCGATAAAGCCAAAGGCGCGGAGCGTGAAGTAATAGGCGAGTCTGAGGGCTGGGGCGCACGCAGTGCTGAAGAAGGCAAGGTTGCATACGGTGACTTTGCGGGTAAGTGGCAACTTACAAAACCAGCAACAGATGAAGCCAAGCACTGGGAAGGCTGGGGTACAGCACTCAAACCTGCGCTCGAACCAATCACAATGGCACGTAAACCATTCAAGGGTAACACCGTTGACAACGTTCTTAAATATGGCACAGGTGGCATCAACATAGATGAATGCCGTGTACCGGCAGAACCTATGCGCGTTGTTCCACCTAATGAAACCGGTGGACGCTCTGGCGGCATGATGGGAACACCTATCCCACACAAAGGTTCTATTCCACACGATAATGGTCGTTTTCCTGCAAACCTTATCCATGATGGTAGCCAACAAGTACTAGACTTATTTCCTGATTCTGGCCCTAGTAAATCAGGTGGGATTACTTACCAGAAGGACTCACAACACTTCACAGGTAAGAAACCACACGCACGCACAGGGCATGATGACAATGGTGGTTCTACTGCTAGATACTTCTATTGCGCTAAGACAGCCGTAAGTGACCGTGACGATGGATGCGAATCCCTAGAGTTACGAAACAATATGCGTGTCAATGCACCGCGAGCCAGTGAAGAAGATAAGCACACAACGCTTCACCAGAACAATCACCCTACGGTTAAACCTACAGAGTTAATGCGCTACCTATGCCGTCTAGTCACACCCGTTGGTGGAACTGTGCTTGACCCTTTTATGGGTAGTGGCTCAACAGGACGCGGAGCAATCCTAGAAGGCTTTCAGTTTATTGGGTGTGAGTTATCTGATGAATACATCCAGATAGCAGATGCGCGCATTAAAGCGGCTGTAGCCAAATATAGCAAAGGGGAGTAATTGTGACAGAATTACTCCCCCCGGCATTTGGTTGTTGTTGTTCTTTTTGAAATTCAAACGCCCATTACTGGGTGACAACAATATAGCAGATAAACTGCCAGAAATAAACATCTAGTTGTAGTAGTGTTCAATTGGATGTTTATTTTTGCCTTGTCTTATGCCAATATATACAGTACTATTGACATATGCCAAAACGTGTACAGACTAGTCAATGGGATGAGGCGCAGTGGGAAAAAGAGCGTGCGGCGGCCCGTGACCGCGCTCGGCGAACCTCATTTCATATCTATCAAAGTGATGGACAACTATTACGCATATACAAAAAGCGTGCATCTGCCATTGTGTTTTGCAACGACAATGATGGAACGCACTACGTCAAAGTCATGGAGGACTAATGTTTATAAAGAATCCAGCGTTTTATACGCATAACGGTTCATGGAAACGCAACGATGGAACTATCTGGCTCACAGAAACCAACCTTAGCGAAATCATCAGATATCGCCGCTTGTCACTTGGCATTCAACAGCGACATCTATCGGGATTATTGCGGACTAAGGATGGCAAGCATTGTTCACCGCAGACCCTGAATAACATCGAGATGGGCATTAGGTCTGGCAAAGCATACTGGGATTCCCTATCTATGCATCTAGATATTCCATATGCTGTGTTTGTGTACTACGGCGAACTAAAAGACCATGGATACCCAATGCTGTCATTCCCGTATGACGTAATTACACGTAGCGTAGACGGCCTGATGAATAACATCAATGCGTATATGAAACATGAGTGGGCTGATAATAGATGACTTATGCGGCAGTATTAGATGCTCTTATGGATGGATTACCCATAACCCGTAAGGCATGGCTAGACAATGACGAACACCGCATTGTCTACTTTGACCTTAAAACATTATGTTTCGTTGAAAGACGTACAGCGGAAGCATGGGAAACGCAATGTAAGTTCACCTGCTTTACTTATGACGACATGAAGGCAGATGACTGGGAAGTCTGTGACTGGGAGGATGACAATGGTAAAAGTTAACTTTATGCGGATGTATCCAGAAGATAACACCATAGAGCAAGTAGCCTATGACATTGGCCTTTACTTTGCAGAAAATCCTAAAGCACTGGGTGTTGAGTTATTTGTTGATTATGAAGATGGAACATCACGCCCGATTGGACTAGTGCGGAATCCTGCGTTTAAGTCCATATATGAAGATGCATTTGCTATATATAACAGATATGAACGTGACACTAAGGTGCGTACGGTAGAGGTTCGCTGGAGACCATGACCTTCAAAAGTGCATTTGCATATCTATCTCGTGGCAACTCAATACGGCGTGCCAATTGGCATCATGATATGTATGTGTTCGCTAGAAACCCTACCGGTGAATCAATTGCTGAAATGCAGATTCACCTTGTCGCAGATACCTCTCTTTCTGCTATTAAGGAAGAAGAGATAGTAATGTGGTTCAAGCAACCAAAACGCTCCGTTCACGATTGGATAGTTCTCAAGAAATGATTCAGTGTCCTCGTCAACCGTTCCGCGACCTACGGTCGTTCAGTCACAGTAAAGACCCACATAGCACACTAGGTAAAGACTGGGTATCTAAGGATGGCAAGCGTCGTGTTATCCTTACGCGCTCTATGTGGCGCAATTGGGAAACGTATCAATATGTAGACATCTACATCAACGACAAGCATTTCCGCCTACATGGCGAGGATGAATACTACGCATGGAAAGCGGCACTGCCGTTACCGGGGTACAAAAATGGATGGTGGTAACTTAGTCAAGCATTACAGAAATGCAAAGATTCAACCTGATGATGCCATTGAAGAGTGGGGCCTTAACTTTAGGCTAGGCAATATCATTAAATACACCGTTAGATGCAACCTCAAAGGGTCTAAAGATACAGACCTTATCAAGGTAGTCTGGTATGCCATAAAGGAACTTACCGGTAGTACAGCAGAAGCCGATGCCGCAGTTGCTAGGATAGCCAACTACATTGATATTGATGTAGGACAGCCTTTAGACAAAACAGAATCCTAATCAAATAGCCCAACTTGATTGCCCCAAGCATCCCAGTTGGGCCATTTGCTTCTTGCAAACAGTTCAATCTTAGACGCTTCGGGGTACAACCGGTCAATTCGCCTATTCACCTCGTCTGGTTTCCGTGAATGCTCCCGTTTTGGGGCCAACACGACGTTTGCCACACCCTCATCCGCCAATTTCAAGGGCCTACCCGTCTTACAGACCGTCCCTGCAAGCACAAATTCAACTGTTGGCTTGACAATAGTGGGCCTTACACCCTGTGCGCCTATAGGTGTGACCCCATCTTGCCGTGTTTTAACCCATACAAAACTTACACCCCGGTACGTTAGCCCCCAATGACGCATCAAGTCGATAGCCGCGTCCATTCTAGGGGATGTAGCCCACATAAACAGCACCGACTGCTTGTGCATCATGTCCTTGATAGGCATATTGCGTAGGTCTTCATCTGTCATAGTGTCGTAGAACTTAGCCGCCGCACCCCACTTATCCTGTGCGCCTGTATACGACCATGGTGGGTCTGCTACTATGACATCCCACTTACCCTCTGGAAGGATAATCATTCAACCTCTTGTTCTTCAGCGTCTTTATTCTTCCATTCGTACATCCACTCAACAGACCAGTCATCATGCAACAGGTCATTGGCAGTAAACGTATATTCATGCAACGCCTTAGAGTTCTCTCTAGGCTGGCGATACATCTTTATCTTGCCGTCAATCACCTGTGCGTATGTACCGTTGAACCAAGAGTCCCTGCGTATCTTGTGTCCCTGTCGCAAGAACCCAAGTGCTTTAGTGCCTGTCATCTGTACCTCGCTGTCTTTGCCGCAATCTTCTTTGGTTGTGCAACGAACTGCTTACCAGCCTTGTCACCAGCCGCTTTAGCCTTATTAGTAGCGGCCTTTTCACCGGTACTTAATCCACTCCAAGCCTTATCAGGTAGATAACGCTTCTTACCCTCGCTGGGTGTCCCATCACTAGTACGCCACTTCTCACCACTCCACTTACTTAGAGAATTGTCTGCCTTCTTAGGCCCCTCATATCCCCCACCTGACGCTTTATACTTCTGAACGGCTAGTTGTGCCTTACGTGCTGACCACTCCCCTACATCGCCTCCCTTGCTACTAGCCTTCACACTAGCAACAATGGCCTTCCACTTAGCAGGGTTCTTCTTAACAGCCGTACTCACTTCTTCACCTTAGTAGACTTCACCGTACCGTCACTGTTCCTAGCAAACGACCGGTTAGTACTAGGCTTCACCAACCGCAAGTTACTAGCCGCATTCGTACCACCCTTACTTAGCGGCTTCTTGTGGTCAATATCCTTACCCGTCCTATCAACACCCTTAGCATCCATCTCCCTACGAGCCTTCTGACGCTCCATACGCTTACCATGCTCACCCCTAGCAACCTGTTGCTCGTACTCCGTCTTATAGGGACGAGCCTTATTTACATACGGCATATTGATAATCCTCCAACCCAATGTATACTATCCATGCTACCGAATAGGTAAGCCTGAATAAAGAGAGTCCTGAAAACCTTTCCCCATTCTGTCCGACACGTTCCTTACTCCTTCTGTCCAACCTGAAAGCATCCTATTCACATAGGGTGCTTTCTTGTTTTTACTCAACGGGAGAAACATCCATCCTTAGCCAGTGCGGTATGCGATAGCAAGACTAATACATACACCACTGTCTCCTCCTTGTGTTACCCACAATTCAATACGTGCGGTTACGTGCGATTTAACGATTATTTACGTGCGGTTTATCTGTACTTTATCTGTATGTGGTTTTCTCCGCAGGGAGATATGGACTGTAGAGGAGAGGGATTTTATGCGTCGGAGTCCCCGCCTGTCTCCTCCACTGGGTGTGGGGGGTCTTGCCAATGGGGTGTGACCTGCGGTATCCCCGGCCATTTCAGGGTTCCCACCAGTAACATTTACCCCTATATATATGGGACTCCCGGCCGCCCCGGCTGATGGGGGGTGACCTTCTATTTGCCCCCACAATGCCCAACGTGGGGCGTTATTGTCGAGGTGGGGTGAATATACCCCCGTTATTTGTGTGAATAACTATCAATAAGTGTCAAACCCCGTTGTCTGTCTCCGGACTGGGTGTGAAAACCACACGACTAGGCAAACAACTGTTCTGTATCCGGACTGGGTGCGGCTGGTGCATTTACTACGTTATGTAATACAAATCATATATAGACCTAAGCGAACAAACGTTCTGTCTCCCTGCTGGGTGTCGAACCCCATAATTAATCTTCTAGTTACGCGCGCGAGACGGGTGCAATATTTCTAGTTACGCGTGCGAGGAGGTCTCTTGATTTCTAGTTACGCGTGCGAAGCCCCCAATCCCCCCAACTCAACCCAAAATTAATCCGATACACCAATTCAAGCCCCACTGGAATATCGCGCGTGAAGTACCACGAGGTCAATACTTTGTGCAATACAATCCGGCAAAAATACCAGTGTGAAATATTACACTTGATTATACGGTGTTTATTGCCTATAACTGGACATCATCGTTTTGATGGTATCGGCGGGGTGACCAAGTTCACCCCCCGGCGCGGTTTGAACTTTATCGGATGTAGCCTATCCTATCGGGCGGTTGGTAGGAACTAGACTCCTCACCCACTCTGGGTTGAGTAGTATCGCGGTTATGATTGGCGGATGGTAGCGAGCCCATCTGATACCCCCTGTGGTGGGGGGTAGGTCTAGCGATACACCCAGCATGGTCGGAGTCTTATGAAATAACGATAACGATAATTGCTCCCCTGCTAGACTTGGAGGTCTGGTGGGGGGTCAATCCGGGGCTATATACCGCCCCGCTGATGAGGAGGCTCAGGTAGCCTTCTAGCCTAGGTTATAGGCGAAATTGACCCGTTGAGGAGTATCGTTATGATTACATTATTACGTGGTACACATTGCCACATTACACGCACTACAGTATTCGCTGACTTCCAATACTTCGAACCAACTGACTCAATACCATATGGTGGGTATCGTACCCATGAGGATTTTGAGTGCCAGTATGGAGTTGCATTTTTGGTTTATCAGCCCGCTGGGCAGTCTACATTGCAGGTAGCAATTAACGAGACCCCAGACTGCGACTGTGACTCATGCCTCGAGTTGGATGAATTGGAATTCTGCGATACCTGCAACGGTTCGCCGGATGAAATCAAATCGTACCTTCTGCTAGAAATAAACCGCAGGGTGCGCGCCAGTTATGCATCAAATCAGACTGATGAAGACCCCTCGGTAATTATCTCGTTTCACTAGTACTACCCCCCCCCCCGGGGTGGGTTCACCGCCCACCCCATTGACCCCGTATGGAGACCCCGTTATGACATTTACAAATAATGCTGAGTTCGAGACCCGCGTTGCAACAGTCATTGGTACTGATGCATCGTGGTTTGTAACCGACCCAGACCTTGACATTGACCCCGAAGCCTACAATGAGTTCAGCCCCATGGGTTGTGATATCTGCGTTGGCGGGGCTGGCTCGGTGACCCGTTGCACGATAACAGCGGGCGGTACTGACACCGAGGTCGATATCTGCCAAGAATGCAGGTATGCATTGGAGTATGGGTATTCAGCCGAATAACCCCCCCCGGGGCGGTTCACCCCGCCCCACCCCGTATCACTGAAGCCCGTTCCTATCACCCGTTGAGGAGTTCATTATGAAATCAAATATCGCGTTTGTTTACTCGTCGCTGTCAGTTGTCTTATTCATCAATTCGCTGTTTAGCCTTGGCTGTTGCATCAACAGACTGGGCTGGGGCTTCTACCCCATGCTCCTGCTGTCGGTTGGTGCATTCTTCTACTTTGTACAAATGTGGAATTCCGCCGCATACCCCAACAGCCGCTAGTATCGCCGACCCCGGGGGGCATAACCGCCCCCCATTGACCCTAAATGGAGACCCCTATGAAAATCAAAATTGAACCAGCATTTGTAACAATGCTGAACCTCGATACCGTGACCGAAGGTGCGATAATGAAACAGCACCTTCCCCGCGCTAGGAAAATCGCTAGTGCGTCAAACCTTCTCGCCCTGCTAGGTCAGCGGTACGGTTCCGCCGAGTCTGGAAATACCGCGGGGGCGCAGTCACTGTCTACCAACCGCTGGTTCGATTGTGACCCCAACCGTACGACCCCACAGCCCCATATCACCGATAAAAATAACACGGCTGGTATCACTAGTGGGCTGGGTTTATTGACATCGGAAATCACAATTAATGCGGAGGTCGCGTACCCACTGAGTTATCAGCATATGCGGGTTTATATACCCCTCGACCCGGAAAAATCGGTCACCATTTACCCCGGTTCCTGCGGTGCATTTCCAGCGCGTATTGACCCCTGCATTTGTTACATCGTAGAAATCGACTGACACCCCAGCCGACCCCGGGGCGGTTCACCCCGCCCCATTGACCCCTAAATGGAGACCCCTATGCATACACTCAAAATCGAACTCGCGGTCGTGAAAATCGACGGCGCGCTATTTTTCCCCAACGATACCCTGCCAGCGGATTTTGACCGCGCCTATAACGCCCCAGATATCACCGCCGAGAAGATTTGCACCCCCGGGAATTTCGTACACTTGGCGGTCTGGAATTGCCGCCTCAATCTCAATACCGTACCCACCCACCCCGCGTACCATATCGGCGCGAAAATCATACAATCCAAAATTGATGGGCGGTGGGTCACGCTGACAGCCCACTGTTATAGCGGCGAGGATGGGTATCGCCCAGAAGGTCGGTATGCGCGGACTCAATACCATGTGTTCGTTCACCTCAACGGTGACCCCAACATAGCCCCCGCCTTCAATGATTACAATGGGAACCTCCACCCAGCCGAGTCTGATTATGCGCTGTATTGCATAACCGCTGATTGACCCGACCCCGGGGCGGTTCACCGCCGCCCCACCCCAATTCCACTGAAGCCCGTTCCTATAGGAGAATATAATGCACGTCAAATTTCAAGTCTACAATGATGGGGGTGACCTCGTCGGAACCGTCAGCCGCGGCAAATTGAAGGTCACCGTAAATAAGGCGGTCGACCAGAATTGCACAAAATACGGAGGCCTTGGCCGGGTCTGTATTGTGATATTTCAAGATGGAAAATACCGGGGCGATACCACGCTCCAGCGATTTGAACTCCTGCCAGCCCTGCGTACCCCCAGCCTTGTGTCAGCGGTTCACCGCTTGACTGAATACCTCAAACCGGGGGCATAACCGCCCCACTTGCACGCCCCGTACAGCACGGGGTAGTATTGACCCCGGGGGGCAATTGCGCCCCCCATTGACCCTAAATGGAGATTTCGTAAATGTCAAATAACAAAGTACTCGACCCCATCATCGATGCGGTCATTGACGCACTCAGCAACGGACGCGCCCCATGGGCTAAACCGTGGGCGGCGTATGATGGGGGGGCTTCCCTCCCATACAATGTAGTATCCCGGAAGGCGTATCGGGGTCTCAACGTATTGATTTTGGGCTGTACCCCATACACCGACCCACGGTGGGGAACATTTGCCCAGTGGAAATCCAAGGGCGGTACAGTTCGTAAGGGGCAAAAATGTACCTACGTTACATTTTGGAAATTCCTCGAGGTCACCAAGGCGGGGGCGGTATCACCAACCGATACTGACACGATACCAATTGTAAAGACCTATTCAATCTTCAACGCCGAGCAAATTGACGGTATCGCACCCCTGCCAGCCGCCCCGGTCGACCCTGCGGCGGCGATAATAGCGGCGGATGCTGAGGGCGATAGAATCGCGACCGAGTACTTGACTCGTGAAAATATCCCGCTGTCCCATGTTGGCGGCGGGGCTTGGTATATGCCCAGCGGTGACCGGGTCAATGTCCCGCCCATCGGTTCCTTCGTCGGAACCGCCGAATACTACAGCACGCTGTACCACGAAATGGTACACAGCACGGGTCACGGTACTAGACTCAACCGCCCCGGTATCACCGGTGGGACATTCGGCTCGGAAAAATACGCCGTTGAGGAGTTGGTCGCTGAGATGGGGGCTAGTATTCTACTAGCGACCGCAGGGCTGGCACAGCCCGCGGTGACCAGCAACAGTATCGCATACCTCGCCGGGTGGGCTGACAAAATTAAAGCCGACCGGGGCATTCTACTTAAGGCGGCGAGCGCGAGTTCCAAGGCGGTCGACCTAGTACTCAACGTAAAACACGGCGCGGCGGATACTGACGCGACCGAATAGTTCACCCCGGGGGCGGTTCACCGCCGCCCCCACTTTTACCCCATAAGGAGAATCAAAATGTACACTCGAGAATTCTACGTCAGCCCCACGAACTTGGAAGCCCTGCGGCGCGCTGTCGCACGGGTCACCGGCAAAATCGGTGGGTTCCCAATTACCATTGACCCGGTTGAGACCGTAAAGAAGGCGCATTACCACGAGATTGAGGGGGCATTTGGTCGCATCGAGGTCGTACTCGACGGATACAGCCCGCTTGAAGTTCACAAGGTCACGCTGACGGTCGACCCCGACCAATTCATGCTGGGCGGTTATAAACTGCTAGCCCGCCGCACCGCCGCCCCAGACAATACCGACTTCATCGACTGGTTCGTGGGCGAGGCTGACCGTTGCACGGTTCCCGACCTACCCCGTACCGCGTGCCAATCATGCGGCAGAAATGTTGCACGGTCGGAGACCTACCTCATAGCCAGCCCCACCGGGGACATCATGCAGGTCGGCGGCAAATGTAAAGACCAGTATTTACCAAGTCAGGCTGTCGCATACTTGACAAATCTCCGCACCCTGCTGGCCTCCTTCACCGCGTTAGAATCCGACCCAACCGATAACTTCCGCGGTTCGATGGGCGAGTGTATGTATCGCATCGAGGCGGTTATCGCCCACGCGCTGGTTCACCTTCAAGCCCACCCCTTCGTGCCTTCCCAAGATAACTGGGGGCGGGCAAATTCCAACGCGACTTGGCGGGAAATCAAATCACAAGTGATACGGGGCGTTATGTCGGAGTATTCTACCGGCACGCCGTGGAGTCCTGAAATCAGCCAGTGTATACACGACCTGCGGAACTCGGAACGTGAGACCGACCGGGACATAACCCAATACGACTGGTGCAACCTCCGCGGGCTGGCGTTCCTGCCGTCAGCGGTGCGGGCGTGGATGAAACGCCAAGCCGAGGCACAGAAGCCCCACGTTGAGGCTGTTATGCCCCCCACAGGGCGCATCGTGCTAGAAGGTACGGTCACCAGCCAGAAGTTGGTCGAGTCGGATTTCGGCTCGGTGTATAAAATGGTACTTGACTGCGGCGCGTACCGAGTCTGGGGAACGGTTCCCAGCGGGCTGGCGGTCGGCCTCGGCGATAGGGTGCGGCTGACTGCAACGGTACAGCCCAAGGAGGTGGGCTTCGGATTCTACAGCCGCCCATCCAAGGCGGAACTGCTGACCGCTTGACTTGCAACCCCGTACGGTACGGGGTAACATTGACCCCGGGGCGGTTCACAGCCGCCCCATTGACCCATAGGAGATTTGTATGAAGACCCAGATTATTTTGGAACCGACCCGCGTTCGCAAGGGCGGCGAGACGTTTGATTTGACGCTATGCAGTGCTGAGACCGTGAAGGAGTTGAGTGTTTACCTCAAATCCGGGGACTGCCTCAAACGCGCACGCCAAGCCGTGAAGCCCCATATTATTTACCAACTCCAGCGCGGGGTTGCATTTGGTGCGGAACCAAGCGGCGGCTGGTTAGACAGCACCGGTTCCGAGCATAAACAGTACACAGCCCAGACATCTCGCACCAATAACTCCTGCCTTCTGATAGCCAGTAAGACATTGACCGTTGGTTCCGAAGGGTTCCATTATCATTCTAGGATTTCGGTATATGCCTCACTGACGGAGCGGGGTTCACTGTACGCGATTGACCCCGACCTCGAAATGTGCGACTGGGTAGAGTACTCATGCCGCATCTGCTGGGGCTAAATACCCCAATGTCCCGGGGCGGTTCACCGCCGCCCCATGTTTACCCCATAAGGAGAAGTTATGAAGGTTCCATTTAGCACGTACACCACGGAGGCGGTAAATCACTTCCACCTCACGCTCGCCCCGTTCCAAGCCAGTATCACCGCCCCAATTGAATATCGGGTCGTTGCAACCGACCTCCCGGGATTTGCCCAGCCACCGGTTCGCATCGAGCCAATTGATAACGGTTCCCGCTTCCCCGCGTTCGAGGTTTACATTCTCAACAATGATGGGTCAAAGCCCAAAGCGGAATACAGCAAAGGTAATTACTGGGAAATTTCCAGCGGCGGATTAATTGCCCATCGTATACACGACCTCGTAATGCAACGATACCGGGACACGACCAAAAATACCCACAATGCAATATTGACCGTGACCGTTATGAGTACCAACCCAGAAGTTATCTGTTAGCACGCCCACGGGGCGGTTCACCGCCGCCCCAATTACCCCATAGGAGTTTACAAATGCACGTCAAAATCACCCACCCCGCGGCCAGCGGCGGTGAAGCCCATCTCGATATCCCGCTGGACGAGTTCGAGCAAATCACTCAAGCCAACGAACTGCTGGAGTTTATGCGCGAATACCTCTCGCTGTTTGGCATAACGTACGCGGTCACTGAAGCCCCGACCGATACTTACCTCCGAGCGCGCATCATGACCGATTATGAAATCCCGATGGGATTTGAGGTTTACACCGCATAACACGGGGTGATAACATTGACCGTGGGCGGTTCACAGCCGCCCCATTGACCCGAATAGGAGAATTTAGTATGCCAGTCGAACTCAGCCCTCAATGCCCCAAGGCCGAGACCCTTCTCAATCAGATACGCCGCACCATTTGGTCGCACGTCGAGGTCTGGAAATATTACCCTTCCCACATCGAATTGCAGACCAAGGTGACCGAGGATGGATTTGTGCTGTACGTTTACGCCCGCCTCAATGGCGAGTATGTCCCCACGTACGTGCGGCGGCATCATGACGTGAAGCCCGTTCCCTTCAATGAGTCGGAAATGCGCCAGCGCGTCGAGTATGTTGTGCCGCGACTTATGAAGCGTTTCGAGTGCAAGGTCACTCACTGGCACGAAAGTATTCAGCAGGTTCCCTCACCCGAGGGGCTTGAATACCCCATCGATTAATTCCCGCGGGGCGGCTCACCACCGCTCCAATGACCACGATAGGAGAATAGAAATGAATTACAGCGTCCGTACCGTAAACAGCATCCGTGAATCAAAATTTACATCGCTGGATGCGGCTATGAATTGGGCTACCAATCACGGCAATTCGATTGTGTACGATTGCATCAACAATTCCATGATTGCCGCCACTCACAAGGTTGATGGGGAGGTTTATATAACCCGACTATTCAACGGTCGAATGTTGCAGGTAAACGCCATGCTTGCGCGTCAACGTGAATTAGGTAATGTCCCCCGCCTAAAGGGCGATACCACCTTAGAACAATTGGGATGGCAGGATATATCTTAATCACCCCGGGGCGGCTCACCACCGCCCCAATTACCCCGTTTGAATATAGGAGTTTATTATGCGCGAAACCTTTACCCTCATTTTGACTGTAGACCGGAATAACCTCCGGGTTGGCATGGAGTCCGTTTATGACAGCGGAACCCGTTTCAGTCACGAGCCGAGCCGTCACTCGTCACTGGGGGCAGTGAATGATTTCATTGTTTTATTCCTTCAAGCCCAGACAGAATCATTCGGCGAGCGGTGTATTCACCTCGTCAAGTTCGCACCAATAGAAGAGCCTGTAAATGTTAATTAATCTCAACCCCGTCAGCATGATGCTCCCCGACCCACCAAACGGTTCTATCAGCATCGACTTGACCTCCAACCCCCCGCTGTCAGTCAGCAGGGGGCGCATCGTAAGTACCGCCAAGCGGCTGGCACTAAATAACTTCAGCATCATGCTGAGGCAACCGGTACGGCACGCGATGCTCGCTGGCGATACGGAGGAGGTTCATTACTGGAAGTTAGAACGGGGCGCGCATGAATTAATCATGAGCCACCGAGGCGGTAACGTCACGATAGCGGTCACCATAAACGCAACTGACGCTCGCCGATGCACACTGGTCACGTTTGAATTAGTGGAGGATGATTATGAGAATTGATATTTCCGCGACCATCGCGTCAACAGTGACAGCGACCATTCTAAATGAGGAGTTCAGCACGGCACACGCAACCTTCTGGGATATGGGGGAGCGTGTAACTATCAATGCTGAAATTCAACACATACGGCATAACACCCACAGCCTCAACGTGACGGTCACAGCCAACAAGGTGACCGAGTCTATCCTCTCAATCTTTTACAATATGGGTATTGGAGACCTCAGCGAACGGCTGGCACTTATCACTGACGCATCAACTGAAGCGGTGAAAAATTACAAAACGTTACGCCGTGCCACAAAGTACGCCCAGATGGATTTGATAATGGAGGCTAAAATTTCAAAGTGAATACACCTAATAAAGACCCCAAAAATACCATGACAGCAGACGCACAAATTGCGCTTGGCATTATCGGCTTTTTGATATTCAGCACTTTGATTGTTGCAATTAATTACTCCCGTAACATTGCCACAGAGAATGAGAAGCAACGCAAGCAAATCAGTATCCTTCAGCACGAAATCACCGTGCTGAAGGGTACGGTTCGCGCTGACATCATCGACCGCGAGGGTCACCTTGCATACAATCAGGTTGCCGGTCACATGAAATCACTCGGGCTGTGACGTTCCTATACAAGACCCAGTTATCAAGTGAAGCGGGGCTTCCCACCTTTTGGTGGGATGCTTCCCTTCCGGATGCTAACGCAACCCTTCACTCGTTCACCGAGAATATGCTCACCGCGTCCCGTGGTAATGCATATATATATACGCTCGAGCAGTGGAGTATCGAGGTCGCTAGGAACGAAACCCACAAACGCCTCGACCTGATTCTAGATGTCCTAAACGGGGTATATACCAATCGGATTATGTTACGAGTTCAGATGCATCATGGGGAGGTTATATCTTACGAGCGGAACCGTTCAATGACCGCCGAGAATACCGACATCATCCCCGTGATTCCTGCCGCATACCCGACCCCAGAGTACGCCCACCAATACAAGACCATGCTGTCAAACCCCGCCCTATTTGAACTCTGCGCCCGCTGTAAAACAATCCGCACTTGGTACTTGATAGCGGAACGCGCCCAGTTCAAAACGAATCGACGGATACTCCGCTGGTTGTTTTATATAGTTCACACAGGAGGCGACATTGCCACGAAATAGCCCAGAGGCCACGCTACAGGCCCATATAACGTCGATACTCCGCACGCTGGGCTACACCGTCATGGAGACCGGAAAGTCCCGCTCTGCGGTTCGCTGTCCCCACTGCAAGGGGCGGCACTACGCGACAGGCTGGCAGGGTAACACAGTCGGCCTCCCTGATATATATATACACCGCGGCGGCTGGCCAGCAGGAACCGCGCTGGCATTGGAACTTAAGACCCCTAAAGGAGCGGTGCGCCCTGAACAGCAACAACTGGCTGACGCAGGGTGTAGCATCATCGCCCGTACATTTTCGGACGCACTGCGCTGTGTGCGTACGTTTGAGGAGCATCATGGGAACACAGCCCAAGTCAAGCGACTCGACCAGATGATTAACAGCGATTGGATAGGAGAATTGTAATGAACCTCCCCGACCCTCAAGTTGAGTGCTGGGATTATACGTTTGCACAAAATGCGAACGCCTTTATTTATGTTGCCGTTGTTGAAGGCGACCGCAACAGCGTTGTCACGTTTGCCGTTGGGCATATGTGGAAATATATCGTTGCCGCAGATACTAAAGAAGAACTGATGGCTGACATCGCCTCATTCTCAGCACCGGAAGATACGGTACGCGTTTCGGCTGAACTCTATGCCCTTGGTGAAGTCATTCAGAATTGGCGGCTGGTTCGCTACAACGGGCGCAAGGTGTGCGTTTACGGCTGTAAGGATTACACCCCGGACAGTTGCGCCGCATATCCCGCTGGCCCTATCGCACCGGTAACAAATGGCTGGCTGTATTACATGGTCGACCAGAATCACAAGCCTTTGACAGAATCGGTTGGTGGCTTTGACCTCCCTATCATTTCGGAGCATCCGAATAACCTTGTTGAATACATCGCCAAGGGCTTAGATTCGGACGTTGACCTCATTGCAGATGTTGAGTACCACATTGTCTGTGCTAACCCACTAGCCGTTGCAGATAAACATCCGGTCATCTGGTATTCAGGGCGGGCGTTCCCCCTTCTACCTATTCTCAACCTCAACCCAAACCTTCACCCCGACAGCGAGGATGAGGTATTGCAACGGCAAAAACCGTAAGGTACACTGTACAGCACCGGGCGGTTCACCACCGCCCATCGTTTGATAGGAGGAAGTTATGATTTCGGAAACACACAAGGCTATCATTGACCGATACGCCAACCACCACGCACACCCCGGTTCGGGGTTCCAAAGTATTCTCGCAAACGACATCGACTGGGCGCGACTCGATACTGAAACGACCAACAACATCAGCAACATCATTGCCTACATCCGCGAGAATCTCCCAGCGGAAGCATTCGGTAGCAGTGAAATCGTCAACGCATGGTTATCAAATAGGAGTACAAAGTAATGGCATTTAATCCCAATGACCACCTCATGAATTTGAAGGGTAAACATTACCTCGAGGTCAAGTGGCGGCTGGTTTGGTTTCGTATGGAGCATCCAGACTGGGGCATCACCACTGAAATCGTTAAGATTGACACAGAGGCTAAGTACGCGATTGTCAAGGCTACGATTTCCGATGAGCATGGTCGCATCCTTGCACAGGGTACGAAAATGGAAGACATCAAGGGGTTTGGGGATTGGTTAGAGAAGGCAGAAACCGGTGCAGTCGGTCGTGGCCTTGGCATCCTTGGATATGGGACGCAGTTCGCACCGGAGTTCGATGAAGTCGATACTACAGCCGCGAATCCCCGTATCGTTGATGCACCCATCCCAATCCAGACTCCCGCGCCAGTCAAGCCACCACGCCCTGCGGTAATGGATTTGAAATCATTGGGTATTGAATTCGGTAACAGCGTCATTCACCACGAGGGACAGGTTGATTCGGCACGTATCAAATACGTGTTCAACCTCCTGACAAACGGCGCAGAGCGTAACCCTGAAACCCTGTCGGCGGCATTGACTGCTATCAAAGACCTGACAGCCAGCGATTACCATAGTTTCATTACAGCATTGGAGGATGCAAAGAATGATTAATGTAGAACGTATCGGCGACGACCTATTTGATGTGGAGACCGGTGAGTATGCTGGCCCTGCTGATAACTCACTGCCGAAGGGGCCTCTGGAAACAGAGGAAGACCTTCTGGCATTCATGAACCGCATCAACCGCGCTGAGTCCGACCTTGTTGCTGAGAAGGTACGCCTTGATGCAGTGATTGCAAACTGCCAGAAAATGCTCGACTTGAAAAAGAAGCGCGTCGAATGGCTGACCGCGATGTATCAAACCAGCGCGGCACAGATTGCAGAATCACTTCTCCCACGCAAGGCTGACGGTTCGTACCGTAGTAAAACCTACACCTGCCCTTGGGGGCAAGTAGCATTCAGAGATGTAAAGCCAAAGGTGGTCGTGGAGAATCAGGAACTCGCGGTGCGGTGGGCAAAAGAGAATGCGCCTGAAGCCGTCAAGGTTGTGGAATCTGTGCTTGTATCTAAACTCCCGCAGTCATTCATAGAACGCTGGGTAGAACGTGAATACGCAGAAGACTCCATAGCCTTCAGCATTGAACCCGGGCGACAATCTGTTACCGTCAAAACGGTTGCCACAGAATGAGCGAACTGATTCACACTGACAATGTAAGCCTCACCTCGGTGGGGCTTACGTTCATTGGGGCGGTAACGTTTGACGAATGGCTCGGTCTCATGTCCACCTTGGTGCGGATGGAGACCGCGTTTCAATTTGCCATCGGCGATGCCCTTATATATGGGGAGTCGCGCTTTGGTGAAAAGTACAGCCAAGCGATGGACGCAACCGGGCTGTCGTATCAAACGCTCGCCAACCTTACATGGGTTGCAAAGCACGTACCCCAATCAAACCGGGTCGATGGTATTTCTTGGACGCACCACAGAGTAGTCGCATCCGTTGATGGTCAAGACCAACGCGGACTCCTCGAGATGGCTAAAGATAAGCGGCTGTCAGCGACTGATTTGTCCGAGCATATCACTGGACGGCAACCCAAAATAAAGCCCGTCCTACACGTCCCAGAGGGGCTGACCATAGAACAAGCCAAGGATGTATTAGAACGCTACGCGTTGGCCGTCAAGGAGGCTCGTAGCACCGATGCACCACGCAACGAGAGCGCGGCTGATGCCGTACTGTCCGTTAATCCGCTTTGTGACACTTGCCCATACAGGGTCTAAGTGGTACATTGCCTTAGCCTATAGGAGGGTTTTATGATTACGATATTCAATGGAGGGCGGCGTAGCCTAAGCACGCACGAGGATATTACCTACGTTCAGGTACATCACTCAATGCTTCCGCACCTTCACAAGTTCACCGCTGGCGGGTGGATAGTATTTACCGCGCTGGCTTTGCGGATGGATAACAACGGGTATTGCTTCCCCAGTGTCACGTCACTGGTTGGCACGACCGGATTGTCTGAAGGTACGGTTCGCCGTGCCATTGAGCATCTGATGGAAATGCAGATTGACGGCCACCATATCCTTGCTAAGAAGCCCCGGTTCACTACCGATGGTCGGCAGACCAGTAACGGTTTCTGGCTGTTTCCGGGGTCTCAAATTGGAGAGGGTGACCCTATCAAATCTGATAGGGGGGTGGGTATCAAAAATGAGACCCCAATTAACAATAACCAATTTGAACAACAGCCAAATGAACTAGTAATACCTCGCAAGCGGAAAGGCCCATCGATTCCAAAGATTGATGACCCCGGTCGGCTATTGTTCGAGGCATTCAGGGAGGTCATATTCCCTGAACTTCAAGCAGGTGATTTCAACCTGTCTGAATGGACTAGTGCTAAACACATTGTGTATCAGATGCATCACAAGGGCATCACACCAGCCGAGGTTGCACAGGCCAGCAGGACGCTCCTCATGAAGTGGTCAAACCGCCGCGACTTGATTACACTCAACTCATTATGGAAGCATTGGGCGAATGCCACCACAGGAACCCCTGTAGTCCCCACACAGGGCAAAACAACACCGACAGTGCAAGATATAGGCGCAAGCGCAATTGATGCGTTCCGCCGGGTTACAGGAGGCAACTAATGACAGAGAAGACATTCGCGGTGATATCGACCATCCTGTCGACCATGCCTAGCCAGCAACCGTGGGACGACCGCGTATCAATGGTGTATGCACTTGGGCTACAGCGGTGGGACGATGAACTCGCACAGCGAACCGTGACGCAAGCCCTCATGACTAAGAAGTTCAGACCAACCCCTTCTGAACTTCGTGAGATTGCACTCCAAATCAAACGGGTCAAGGTTCCATCTGGTCAAGCCGCATCACAGATTCGGCACATCGTTGTGTATCACCCTGTAGAGAAGCGTGCGGCGGTAGCCGAGCAGATGGTAGCCCAAGGCAAAATCAGCCCAATCATTCCAGAGGTTGTAAAGAGCGTGGGCGGATGGTCACGGGTTGGCAACATGAGCGACTATCAACTAAGCGAGGCTGTCGACCGGGTAGTCCCTGACATATCGGAAACGATGGATACAGACAAAGTACTGTCTACTCCACTGCCGATGATTGAGGGCGAAACCATAAAGATGATTGGAGATTAGTCATGTTTAATCCAGACTTAGTCGAATACGAATCGAATGATGTAGATGGTTGGGATGATAGGGGGCATTACACCAGTACGATTAGTTACTATCCCCTTATCGGCCCACTACATGACACACTGATGTCAGCCGCAGAGGACTGCCTCCTGTATGTTCCGAACGCTTCTCGGGATATCTGGTGGGGTATTCTGACAACCCATCTGATTGACCTCGAGCATCGGATGGAGTGCCGATATCACCAAGCCCCAGACACAGATGAACTTGATTTGTTTACATCAATCACCGAGTGCGGTGACCCCATTGATATGCGATGCGAGTTTACTACTTGGCTAGAAGATGAATTCCCAGAGCGGGAGGAGGATGATGATGACTGTGGAGACTAAAGTGCGTACCGGAATGAACCGTGTCAGCAACTATCAGAAGATGCTTATCAAAGCAGTGCTTGAAAACGGTAGCCGCAAAAATGCCGCCGTTGCTCTTGATATCCCTATGAAGACCCTTGAGGATGCTTTACATAGAGCATTCCGCGCCCTTGACGTGAACAATATCAGTGACGCGAACTACCTCATAAATCAAGGAGTGTTCTCCCGTAAGGAGATGCAATCAACCGAATAGGAAAGTAGACTTGGGTTACCAAGTCCTCCTATCTTGGCTTATAAGAACGGTTCTGGGTGTGGTGACCCAGAGCCGTTCTTTCTTATTTAGAATCCCGTATCCCGTGGCAGGATGTCCATGTCCTCAAAGTCTGTGCCTGTTGCGCCAAAGAACGGCTGTGCTACCTCATTAGTGTAGTCCGCGCCCTTTGTTGCCTCATAGAAGTTTGTAACAATCGGCTGTTCCTCAACACCAGTAAATAAGTCTGTACCTGTCTTGATAGGAGCCTCCATGCGCTCTGCCTTCTTGCGCTCAAAGTCAAGTTCTTTTGGCACATACATGGCGCGTCCACCTTGCGCTGATACAGCCGCTATACCTGCCGCCTTGAGTAGAGCCTCGCTAGACTTGACACCAAACTTGCGCTGGTCGGCATACATCTCCATGGCATCACGCGCCCACCACCAGAGCATACGCTCCGCGATAGCCTTGTTGATTTTCATGTCGGTGAGTCCCTTAACACCCATGCTATTTAATTGAGGCCCGATGACTTCCTTCCAGAAAACATCCACGGCTTCATCACTTACAAACGCTGGCGCACCTTGCGTATCTCGTCCTGTGACAATGCTTCCCGCAAGCCCTAGAACAGGAGATGAGCGCGACAACAGCACGCTGTTCATCTTCTCTCCGACTATGGAGTAAAGAGGCTTATCTGTCGTTGCGCCTTTCTGTGCTTGCCATTCTAGGATTGCTTGCCCGACTGAGGTTGATAGTTCAATGTGAGTCATAATCGCGCCGGGTGCGCGGAATGAATAGTCACCAACCTTCAACCGTGCGCCGAACTTATCTACGGTCACTTCCATCGTGCGCGGGTTAGTTGCCTTGACCCCATATATAAGACCGAGCAGTCCAAGCCACAGGAGCCACGACTTGTTTAGTAGCCGAGCGTGCATTGCCCCAACCCGGCCGTCTCGTCCTTTGAGGCGGTCAGGGGACATACCGTTAAGTTCTAGAATCTTCTGCGCGTATGCTTGCCCCTTTGCGCCAAAGGACTTAGCAACACCCTTGAACATGAACCGGCCAAAGTCATCAAGCAACAATCGGCTAGATAACCATCGCGGTGAATACAACAAGAACTTACCAAGGCGCATGATTGACTCGTCTGTCTCATCAATGTCATGGACTTTAATGTCTCCCGCAATGACGTTGAGGAGGTGCGATACATCTTTCAACGCACGGTTAAACGGACTATCTATATAGTTACCTTCATCGTCAACCCATGCGGTCGGATTGTATCCAAGTGCAACTAAGTGATGAACCATGTCATCAAACTGTCGCATCTTTACCAAGTCCTTAGACATAGCATAGAAGCGTTCTGATTGACCTTGCCCGGGTAGGTGCTTCATGAACTCGCCATCTGTAGAGATGTCGGTGTTGTATCCAAGGTCATCGACGTTATCCCACGTCGCGTTCGGGTCTTTCTGGCGAGCCTCTTCTAGTAACTTATCTGCGTCAGCCGCCGCAAGTGAAAGCCCAGAGTTCTTGGCCATCTCGTACGTGTTACGGTTACGGACTTCCTTTGTAAGGACTTCATGGAACAACTTACGGCCACGCATACCATCCGCATTGATAATCCGTCCGTCTTTCAAGTGAAATCCAGTATTAGGATTGAAGATTACCTGCGCTTGCAACCCCAACTGACGGATAAACATATCTGGATTTTCTAGAATGTTAGCCAGCGGAAAGTTCTGCATAAGGACTGGAGATGCGTCACCAGATGCACCAAGTTTCAGCAACTGATTCACCATATATAAGAACCGCAACGCACCCGGTTCTTGCCTTGTAGGCCTAGCACTTACAAC